GGCTGACCTGCTGCATCATAGTAAGCAACCTCAAATTGGTCATCTGATGCTAGTAAATCTGCTGTACCAACTTTAGTAACAATTGCTTTTGCACTTCCTGTTGAAATAGAAACCATAACTGTTTGACCTTTTCTGATAGCAATTTGACCTGCTGTAAGACCAACACCTGCACGGTTAGGCACTAAGGTATCACCTACAGTAAAAACAGAAACATTAGCTCCGTCTGCTGAAGCTGTGGTTAACTGCGTATACTTAGTGTGAAGTCTTCCTTGCTCAGCCCATTTGATAAGGTCAGAGTTAGAAGGCATTTCTGCTCCTACCATTCTAAGGAATGAGGAGATTGTACGATTACCATATCTCTCAAATTCTTTCTCATAAGTATCAGGTAGATACTGATTCAAGAAATTGAAATCGGTAATATAATTTGTTGCGAGTGGGACTTGCTGTGCACTTGGCTGCAAATCAAACCCGGGGGTTGTTTGGACACTTCCTGCCATAATTTTTCTTTTTTAATTTTTAAACTTATTTTTTACTTCTAATTTTTAAACCTCTACCCGAGTCGTTGCCGAGAGATTTAATTTGCATCCCGCCTTTAGAAGTCACTTCAGGTGTTTTGCGTTCAGACATATTAATGTTTTTCGTCTTACGCATTACATCGTCAGTAGCCTCTGCTTTACCTTGTTCGTAAAAGAACTTGGCAAACTTTTCAGGATTCATTGCAATAGACAAAGCCTTGTGGTATCCTACTGCATCTTCGATAAGTCCATCTTCATTTAAAAACTTTCCTATAAAGTTCTGTGGGTCAGATTGAATTTTCTTTAGTTCAGTAGCATCACCCGGAGAATACGTTACCTTTTTATCGTCAAGCGTGAACTCAAAACCTTTGAACTCACTTCCGAATACGTTATCAGTTTTTTTATTAAACCAATCACGCTTTCTTTGTATCGTCTCTTCGTAAGTCTTTGATGACTCTATATATTGTTTATATGCCTCAAGGTCTTTCGCATCACTTTCAGAAATAGAACTCCCACTTGACTCAAGGGGAACTCTGTACTTTTCCTTCTGCTCATTAAAATACTTCTTGGCTTTAGCAATAGTCTTTTTCCTTGCTATTTTGATTTTCTTAATGTCAGCATCATCATCTACCTCCTCATCATATGAGTAGTCCTCCATCAACATATCAATGTCTTCGGAGTCTAATCCTTCTTCAGTTGCACTAAGATATTCTCGTAGCAATGTGTCAGGGGTCAATTCATCAAAGTCTTTGTTTAATCTAACATAGTCATCGATTCCTCTTCCTGTTTCTTTTTTGTACTTGTAATAAGCTGCAACATCTTCAGGCATCTCTTCAGATTCCTGAGCTGCTGTAAGCTCATCAAGAGAATTTATTTCTCTTCCGTACTTATTCTTAATAAATGAAAGAACACTTTCCTCGTTTAACTCTGAGGGTTGAGTTGTATCTTCTTCTTCGGTTTCTTCTTGAGCAACAACCTCAGTTGTTTCTTCAGATTCAACCTCTTCACTTAACTTTTCTTCGTGCTTTTCGAGTAGCTCCTGTTCAACTTGCTGTACAGACTTTTCCTCAACAACACCTACTTCTTTTACTTTAATTTCCATTTGATTTGATTTTATGCAAAATTAAACAAAAAATAATTATGTTTTTTACCTAGGTTCAAACTCAGCTAGGTCAAATCCATCTAGACTATCCTCGTTAGATTCAAAAGTCATAGGTGGTAAATTATTCTTTCTTTGATTTATTAGTTTTGATTGCTCAGAGTTTTGTTGGCTAATTCTATCTGACTTCGCTTTTTCTCTTTGGTCTTCTCTATTCTGAAGCTGCTGTGATTCCATACCTCTTAGCTGCATATTAAGACTAAACTCTTTATCCATTAGCCTCTCTTTGAGCATTGCTTCATTCTTTAATTTCTCTATTTCAAAAGCTACCTCTGCTTGCTTAAGTTGCATTTTAGCCTGAGCTTCTGCTTGCATTTTTTGCATAGATGTTTGAGCAGCTAACTGCTGAGACTGCATTTGTTGCTGTGCTTGCATAGCTTGCTGCTGCATAGCCATCTTCTCTTCTCTTTCTTGCTTAGCTTTACGTTTAACTTTTAATAACTGATTAGCTAACTTAATATTTCTAATCTCACGAATATCAATTGCATCCTCAAGGTTTATATCACCTTTAGATAATGCCATTTGAATATTCTGCTCAAGCATTGATTTCTGCTCTTCATCAGGAGAAACCTCAATAAATATCCCAAAGTCATATAAGTATAGCTCATTTATGTCATCCAATATGGATACATTGTACTTACCTATCTTATTAATAAACTCATCCTTGAAGTCAGCATATTCTAATACATCACTTACTCTGTAAGATAAACTTTCAGCTAGTGACCTATACATATAAAGACTTCCATCTAGTATATGTCTAGTAGCCGTATTTGAGTTAGCTGCTGCTAGTTTCTGTAAACCAACTAAAGCATTCGGGTCAGGTGTGCTACCATCTCTAGCTTCATTAAGACCCGTTACATTTCTGATTTGGTTTAGGTAATGATTGTAATTACCGATAAGCATCTGAGTTTTAGATGCACCTGAGTTAGATGTTAGCTGCTGTATCGGTACTCTTGCGTTATTAAATTCACCATCGCCTGTATAGCTTCTACCAATAACACTACCTGTTTGAAAATATAGTCTTAATGCATCTTCAGGATTGTATGCTGCTCCTGTGCCTAAGTCTACTTCATTCAATCCATCGGCATCAATAAACACACCATCAGGTACAACCTTAGCAATAACCTGCTGTAGTTTTAAATGAGTAATCTGAATCAAATCAGCAAATGGTATCATACGTCTTACTAAAGACTCAATAACACCTTTATACATTCTTGGTGCTGTAGCAACGTAGTTAGGAAGTGCGTGCTGCGTAGCAGACTTTGGTCTTACCATATTCTCAGCCATTTCCCACTTGAGTATTATATTAGTACCCATAACCATAACACCGTTATACCACACATCAATAGTTTTCTCTACTTTTTCAAATGACCCTTCATCCATCATTTCTTTTGGTGGATTAAATTGGTCATCTTTTTCTACCATTGATATAGCTCCACTATCCTTAATCTTTTTCTTATATACAACCTTTTTAGTTGTCTTATAATTAAAGTACATTAAAGTGGTAGTGTCTCTATAAAATATATCATTATCATAATACTGAGCTACGTTGTAGTAATCATACCAAGACTGCCCATATTTAGATATTTCTTCTAAGTCTGCATTTGTTAATGTTTGGTCTATTTTCTTTAGCTCAATAATAGGAACTGTTTTTATCTCACCCCAATAAAAGCAATCTTTAAAGTTAGGGTCTTCGGTGTAGCTATACACAATATTGGCAGGGTCTACATATTCAACCTTTACGCCTGCACCCGGCAAAAACTCTGTCTTAGCTACACCCATACCTAATACAGTTAAGTCATAATCAATTCTTTTACGAATATCTTGGTAGTGGTTTTCATCGAACATTGTATCAATAGCAGTCTCTTCTGCTATTTCAATTGCAGGCTTATACTTAAGCTGCATATACAATGCTAGTTCTTCATCCGTTTCAGGTAGTTCTTCTGAATCTACAGTAAACGGATTTACTCCTGTGTTTTCTTGTATTTTTTGAAGGAATGGTTTTGCAATCATTTGCCCTTCAATCATTTCTTGAAACTTACTTCTTTTAGATTGAGATAAAGCATCTTGAGAATATGCCTTAACTTTAAACAGTCTGTCAGACATTCCGTTAACAACAATGTCAACGAACTTTGGTAATATAGGAACAGGTGTCCAATCTAGGTTTAAGTACGATAAGTCACCATCTACGGCTAACTCATTTTTATATTTCCCTACAGATTGCTCTCCTCGAGCATATAGTCTTAGTCTGTGAAAATCTCCCCATTGGCTATAAAATCTACATTGTCTCCCATCTTTCTTGAACCATTCATATTGAATTGCTTGTCCAATCTGCAAGCCAAATTCATCAGTAGCCTTCTCGGCATCTGATACAAATTGACTAGGGAATCCTGTAGATGATATGTTTATTTTAACATCGTTCATCTAATAATTTCGCTAATATTTCCTTTATTGCTATACTTTGCAAAGTTAATCTTTATTTTTGATTGTTTTTTCTCCGACACGTATAGATGCTTTTGTGTAGCCATAATTGCTAACCCTGAACTTATCGAAGCATCAAACTTTGTTCTATTAGTTATATCGAACTTAGCCCAATCCTCAAGTGTTCTAGTAAATGGCATAGAGCCTATGTCTTCCGAGTCCCTATATGTACCTTCTACATCAAACCCTACATACTTCTCTATATATGACTCAATCGCTGCTGCGTGTGCCTGCTTAACATCCTCACTACTATTAGGTATACCACCAAGCTCACGTTCAGTTTTTGATAACTTATTATATGACTTGTCAGGTCTATTCATACAGAACCCTCTGTATCCCCTGTTCTTAAAATGATACAGCAACCTTGGCTTGTTATTCTCTATAAGTATTGGCATACCATAAAATACGCAAGCCATCAATACCTCTTCAAAGAATATCTCTGCTGTCTGTGGTCTAGCTACATATTCTAAAAAGAACTCATTGCTTGGTGCTTCATCCATATTAAACATAGTCACCCCGTGCAATGCACCATTAGAACCACCACCACCTACTGTTCCTGATATATCATACGAGTCACAACCAAATGCACCTATGTGGTCATTCCCGGGATACTTAATACCGTTTCTGTCAACCACCCTATTCTGTAAGTTTTTATTGGGTGTCCAACTTACATTGAACCTACCACGCTTATCCGGGCTAAACACAACCTCGCTATCCTTAACCCCATTCTTCCAATGGAAGCTACCTCGTGTTATATGATGCTCTTTTATTAATGCATCGTTATAATCTATCTGCTGATATATCTTAGTTAAATTAAATATAGATTGCTTACTTTCATCCCTAAATGCGTGTGACTCTGTTCGTGGAAACTGACGATAAAATTCGTTGAGTGCATCTGCATCGTTCTTCAATGAAGATACTTCATTCTCCCAATAGTCTACTGCACCCTGAGATATCATTTCATTATCTACACCTAGCACAGACTTATCAGGTGTCCTAAATACAGGCATCCCAAACCTATCTATGAATCCTTCCATATTCCATTCCATTGGGATGAAAAGTGAATACATACCGCTTTTAGTTTGACCGTTTGAGTTACGATTTAAAACATTAGAGTCATTATATAGCTTTTTAAAATTATCACCACCCTTGTTAAGTGCATTAGATGTAGAGCCCATCATACACTTACCTATAATCTTACTACCTAGTCGCAAACAGGTTTTAGTTACTCGCCAATTGTTTAAAATATTATTTGGCTTTATCCACTTACCACTCTCATCGTGTACTAGCAATAATAACTTCTCACCATCATAGCTGTTATCATCCGTGTTCTTCCAATCTATTGTGGTGTCCAACCCAAACAACTCATCATCGCTTGTGTCGTACATATTCTTCTTGGTAATCTTAGCTGCCGGGATACGAAATGCAAGCTCTGTCTTCGGCTTATCCATACCATCCATAATAGGCTTGAAAAAGAAAGGTAGCCTACTATTTATAGGAACAACCTTATCAGTAAACATCTTCTTAGCATCTGAACCTGTCTTTGATAATATACCAACCCTTGAATCTTTTGCAAGCGTTCCTGTATTAACACACTCAGAAGAACTCATAAACGAGAACCCTGAACGTCTTATCTTAAGATATGTCATACCGAAACTTCTTTTGTCAGCCTTACAAGCCTCCCAAAATATATATAGTATACGGTTTGCTTCACGATAGTCAGGATACCCAACATCAATAGATGTCCATTGCAGGTACATATAATGTGCTCCTGTCATATATGTAGGTACGCCATTGTTCATAAACCAA